CCCTGCTCGCATAGGTGGTTTTCACGATGTCAAAGAACACACAGTTCGCGGACGAACGTGGTCGGCCCGATCGCTTTGGAAACGATCGACTAACTACATAATACACCTATGTGACACATAGTCAAATGCTATTTTAGAATGGTGTTTTGCCTGTGGATAACGTTGCAGGATAAGCATTGGCAATGGCCTATCGTTAACACGTGTTAGCGTTGTTTTGTTCTAGCATTGTTCGCCTATTGTTCGCTTACACAATGGCAATACAATGGCACACATTGTCGATCGAATGTAGTATAGATTGCCGTGAACAATATGGGAACATGACTATAGCTAAGTATAGCCTGTAGTATTGAGGAAGTAGAGTTACAGTATAGGCAAGTATACTTGAATAACTATACTCTACTCTACTCTACTATACCTACTAATACTACGATTCAGCACCTATAGGTTGTACTCTATACTTGCACTCTACCAGTAGCTGAATGCTCATGGTGACACGTAGACATAGGCTACAGTCGTTTGGATAGGTGTCATGTTAGATTGTACCTAGAAAATTCATACGCTTGTAGCCTATGCCTATGCCTTGCTAATCGCATTGCAACTATGTGTTACATATACCTATTAATACAACCTACGTGACACATAGACTAGGCATGGGTAGCATGGCATGGCATGGCATCAATGCATGACATGGGTAGTAGTAGCCTTTGTGTTAGAAGGCAAAGCTAACGTGCGTGACTATCCCAAACATGCAAACCATAGCCGTTGCATGTTGCGTTAGCTAAGCGAACGTTAAGCACATGCAATGTGTGTTGCGTTATATGCAATATGCAATAGCAATCCCCGCCCCATTTCCAAACACGGCGCGTGGCCGGCGGGCGCGGGGCGCGGTAATAATGTAAATCGTACCCCATTGCGTCACTAACTACGCCTCCCCCCACTGTTTCCAAACGTGCCGGTACTATTTAATAGGGATGTGTGTATATATAGTCATATGTGTGCATGTGTGGAAGTATATGTAGTAATAACAGTAGGTTAGCACTTTGTAGTGGTATAGTAGGGGATATCGATCAGGCCGCCTCCTTTCAGTCGGCGGGGAATTGACAATTATGTGTGTTTCGTCATATCCTCGACACTAGGGGTTGTGCCGATTTCCCCAAATCAATCAAACTGTTGAGAGGAACCTTCGATATGCCAGCATATAGCGGCTTATGGAATGGAGTGTATGCAACTCCACATACAGTACTTGCTGGTACTGTTGAGATGACTAACGTACTTAAGGAACTTGGCCGTGCTTATGGTCAACGTCCGTATTCACGTGGTGCTATGCAAGCAACTATCAAAGCATTGGTTGGTGCTGCTCCCGGTGGTACTGCAACTGAGCAGCATAAGCGTGTAACTGGTCTTGGTTTGGTAGCTGGTCCTGCTGGTGGCGGTACTGTTGCTATTCAAACTCATACAGCAATCAATAGAGCAACAACGGCTGCTGATGTAACTACGGTTACACGTGGTTTGGATTACAAATCTCGTCCTACCACGTACGTACCTGATCTTGGTGGTAACGGCGGTGGCGGTAAGTTGGGATCATAACAATGGCTCAGGCAACCTCACGTAAACCTCGCGACGACAATACTAAGCGTAAGGCTGAATTGAAGCGTGGCGGTACTACTCAATATACTACGGGTAGTGGCCAAGGTATGATGAAGCACCGTCAAGGTAGCGGTGACCAAGTTGAGTACCAAACTGGTGGTGGTGGTAACTTATCTAATTATATTGATAAGATACTAGGTATGAGTTCATTAGGTGGTGGCGGTGCTGCTTCAGATGAATTCCCTCCTGCTCCACTTCCTAATGAAGCACCACTTCCTACAGGTCGTCCTGAACAAGTTGAAGTTGCTCCTACTACTGGCGATCCAGATGAGCAGAAGATCAAAGAAGCCATCGCTGATGGTTATGATTGGTCAGACATCGCTGCTGGTGCTGGTGCTGCTGGTATCTTAGGTGCTGCTGCATTAGCTTTGTATAGGTTGCAGAAGCATAAAGGCCGTAGGCTACCTGAGATACAAGCTGCTGTTGGTGATATTAACTCAGGTCCACAAGAACGTGAAGTGGATAGGTCACTTGATCGTCCAATCAGAACTGATGTTGCTCCATTACAATCTGAAGCCGAAGAACGTAGGCTACTCCGCGTCCCAAATGAGCCACCGCTTAGATTGCCAGCACCGGACGCTAGCGAAGAACCACGACAGACAGGTGATCCCGAAGCGGATACATCCCAACGCAGGCTTAACCCTCCACCCGATGTTCCTTTACTCGAATACGACGCCGACGGTGCAGCACAACGAAACGTCGAAACGGGAGAAGGAGGCAGACCTTCAACGCAGCGTAGATTTCCCGATGCTTCGGATTATAACATCACTGACACTATAGATGAGCAAGTTGGTGAAGAACCGACTAGGCCATCCGAAGCTGGTCCTGCTTCTGGTCCTGCTGAGACTGCACCACATCCAAGACATGATACACTAGTTAAGCGTGTTCAACAGATGACTGGTGATCCAGCACTGATTGATGAATACTTAGCTACGCAGAGATTGTCTAAAGCGGAGAGAGAACTAGTTAAGTTCGATGCTGGTGTTCGTACTCCTAAGATCAAAGTCAAATGACAGTCAAAGTTGAAGTAGGCCAACCAATCACGTTACCGGATGGAACTGAAATCCATCCCGGTAACGGTGAGCGTGGTAAGGCAAACATAATACGTGTTAAGGAAGTAGACGAGCCAGAGTTCGATGAGGAAACTGGTGAAATCTTTGAAGACATTGATGATCCATTCAAAGATGGATTGACATTCAAGCGTACATTAGCCGACTTGCCTGCAAATGCTCGTAAGACAAATCCGCTAATGCTCGTCCTCGCTTATAACATGTGGGGATTGGATGCGACTAGCATTAGCATGTTGCTGAATATCACTGATGATGAAGTTAATACCATCATGTGTGATGATCTGTTCGTGGCTCTGCGTAAGGATATCCTTGAGTCCATTCGTTATTCCGAGATGGGTTCTATTCATGGATATCTGACTGAGAACTCTCTCAAGGCTGCACGAACCATCGTGAAACACATGAGATCAAAGGACGGAGATCGCTCGTTAACCGCTGCCAAGGATGTGTTAGATCGTAGTGGTTTCCGTCCTTCTGATCGTGTAGAGCATGTGCATAAGTTTGAAGATGAGTTGCGTATAGTATATGTTAAAGAACAGACCATGCCAACCATTGAGTTGAACTTTAAGGAGATTAGCAATGGCAACGGTAGCTGACGCTTCTGGTAACAGACCAACCAATGCTCCCGTTACCGATCCTCATAAGATACCACCGCTACGTGGTCCTGTTGAAACTGCGACTATGGCAATGAGAGGAGACAATGATGGTAAAGACACCAACACGGGATACAGAAGTGGCAGACAAACGCCGAGACAAGCATCTCATTGATGATGCAAAGTCTGATGCCGAAGCACCGCCGAAAGACTTCGGTCCTGACCAAGTTCCTGATCCCGATAATCCAGACCAACCACTTCCTTACACACCGGGACAGACTGAGGAACAAGAGGAAGCTGTAGCTGAAGGTGAACGTACTCCTTCTACTACTAGTGAAGCTAGAACTAAGGAAGTGTCGAAAGAGAAGTAATGCCCGAATACAAAGTCCTTACTGATTCTCCACAAGATGAATTCGGTAAGCTACGTACAAAGGTTCAGATATTCGGTGGCGGTTTTGGTAATGGCAAAACCGCTGCCGCTGTCGTTCAGAAAGTGCTACGTGTAGCTATAGACTATCCCGGTGCTAACATACTGGTTAGTCGATCCACGTATCCTAAACTCAATGACACCATTCGTAAGGAATTCCTTAAGTGGTGCCCTAAGAATTGGATCAAGTCGTTTGCGCTATCTAAGAATAGTGAAAACACATGTAACTTTGTTAACGGTACAACGATTAACTTCCGTTACATAGCGCAGCAAGGCAAGGCTGTTAGTGAAGGTGAGCAGACTACCTCGAACCTCCTGTCAGCTACCTACGATATGGTTGTAACCGATCAGCTAGAAGACCCTGAGATACAGTACAAAGACTTCCTAGACTTGCTAGGTCGTTTGCGTGGTAGTGCTAAGTACGTTGGTAAAGATCGTACTATGCCTATGGATGGGCCTCGTTGGTTTGTTGCAACATTGAACCCAACACGTAACTGGTGCTTCCGTAAGTTGATTGCACCGCTACAAGAATACAAGCGGAATGGTACAGTCGTACCTGACCTACTCTGCCTTCGTTATCCTCGTAGCCATCGTAACGCTGGTGAACCAATTCTTGTTAATGGTGAGCCGCAGTTGCTGATTTCATTGGTTGAAGGATCAACTTATACCAATGCACACAACCTTGGCGAAGATTTCATTGAAACTCTCGAGAGTGCCTATAGCGGTCAATCTAAAGATCGTTATCTTTACGGAGAATGGGCAGCCTACGAAGGTCTTGTGCATCCCGACTTCAACGAAGTTACGCACTGCCTCACGCAACGGGAAATGTTCGATTACTATTCAGAACTACTTGGGCGGGGAATAGTACCACGTTTCATAGAAGGCTACGACTATGGAATTGTTGAACCAAGCTGCTACCTCTCGGCTTTCGTTGACAGGAACCGTAACGTATTTATCTTTGACGGCTTCTACAAACCGGGCAACGACTTGCCAATTGATAAACAGCAGAGGGAGATTGCAGAAATACGTGAAAGCATCGGTATCGAGAATAGCAATCCCATTCTTGCAGACCCTGCCATCTTCCGTAAGACAATGCCGCATAGAAGTGAGCCGGCAAAGTCTGTGGCGGAATTGTTTAAGGTTGGTGAGCATTCAGTATCTATGCGAATGGCAGGTGCTGAAAAGCTTAGTGGGATCACCAAAGTTAACCAATACCTTGTCACGTCCTCGCATCATCGACATCCACTTAACGACACTCTCGAAGCGCCGCATCTATACATCGCGACCGAACTCACCTTTGTTATCGGAGAGATTACTTCGTACTACTGGAAGACCGATCCCAATGGTGCGCGTATTGACGAACCCGTTAACAAAAATGACCATGCAATGAATACTATTAAGTACATGCTGTCGAAGGAACCTGACTTGGCTGCAAAGCTACCGAAACCACGTGACATGTCGTGGCAGCATCGCTGGACTGAGGGTGATTTGAAGCAGAACGTTAGGAACCATCGTTATGGCTGACGGCAATCCAGAGATTGACAAGCAGATAGCGATAACGGAAGGCGAAATCACTAAGGAGGACGCCGATAAGGTTGTCTACACGCCTATATATAAGGAGTACCCTGAGACTAAGATACCAGTAGCCAAATCAACTGGTGCATTCTGGCAAGCACGTTGGTCAGAGGGTAAGGCATTCCTTAATAAGGATGCATTGGATCGTTGGGATGAAGCTATCAGCTACTACCAGAACGATCAGAGCGGTAAGACAAGCAAGCGTAAGAAGTTGAACGAGGCTGCACGTGGTAAGGCTGATGAACAGTTCTATACCACTGAGAATATAGTGTTCTCGAACATTAGTGCGCTGGTTCCTGCTACGTATGCTAAGAATCCAGACATCGAGATAACAGCTACCAAGGAAACGATGGAAGCTAAGGCTCGTATGTATGAGAAACTCATAGATGTGTTATTCGCTCGTAAGGGCGCACCGGGAATGAATATCAAACCCAAAGTTAGACGTGCTGTTATCACAACGTTCTTGACTAACATCTGTTACCTACAGCTTGATTACGTTCGTAGAGAGGATGCTAGTGAAGCAGCGTTGGAAGAGATCGTACGGCTATCAAAGGAGTTGCAGGAAGCTAAGACGACTTCAGACATTGAGGACATCGAAGGACGCTTGCTTGGTCTTGAGCAGAAGGTCAACCTACTTAGTGAGAGTGGTCCCTATATTAAGGTTGTGCAACCCAATATGGTTATCCGTGATCCTAACGTACAGGAAGGTGATCTGAGTGGAGACACATATCTTATAGTAGGTGAGTTCATTCGTACTAACTATCTCCGTGCTGTGTATGCAACTAAGGGAGATAATGGCGAATACCATTCGATCTACGAACCTACACACGTGTTACCAAACAACAACCGTAACATTTCAGGACATGATGACGAGATTAACCACTTCTCGTTGCTGTCTGGTGAAGCTGACTTCAACAAGTACGGCTACAAGTCACAAGAGGATTTCGACAGTGCATGTCGTACCCTTGTATGGAAGGTATGGGATAAGACAACTCGCCGTGTATTGATGTTTAATGATAAAGATTGGTCATGGCCTATATGGGTATGGGATGATCCATACAAGCTGACTAGGTTCTTCAACATATTCCCGCTACAGTTCTACACCGATCCCATTGACGTGTATGGTCGTAGCGAAGTTATGTATTATCTTGATCAGCAAGACGAAATCAACATATCTAATATGGAACGTGCGCGTATGCGTCATTGGGTGATGACTAAGATATTCTATGACAAGAATGTCTTCCCCGATAAGAACAAGTTACAGGAATATCTAAGCAGTAGTGCAGCAGAGAACATATTCCCTGTAGACTTACCACAAGGTTCCAAGTTACAAGATGCATTGTCCACGTTGGCAGCACCATCTACGCAATTTGAGCAACTATTCGACAATGCTCGCTTGTTTGAGGCAGTCAATCGTCTGTCGTCGGTTACACCTACACTACAAGCGTCACAATTTAAGACGAACACCACGAATAAGGCGATTGAGAGTTACGAAGCTTCAACTCAAACACGACTAGATGAAAAGATCGATGCAATTGAGGACATCTTAGGTGATGTTGCATCAGCTACGTTGGAAATGTGTATCCAGTTCATGGATGCCGCAATGGTTACTCGCTTAATTGGTGATAAGCTGGTACAAGAGGGACAATGGATCAATGAAGACGATCCTAAGACGTTCCAACTTGACTATGGTATGAGCATCATAGGTGGGTCAACGCTTAAGCCAACAAGTAAGGTTAAGAAAGAGCAGGCTATGAACCTTGGACAAGTCCTTGGTCAGTTTGCTCAAGCTTCGCCTGCTGTTGTACTTATTATGTTGAAAATGCTGGAACGTGCGTTCAATGAGGATGTCGTTATCACCAATGAAGAATGGTCGATGATGATTGATAGCGTTATGCAGCAAATCACTGGTCAACAAGGTGGCGGTGGTGGACAACAGCAGGGTGGTGATCCAACACAGCAACTTGCACAAGCAGTTATGGTGATAGATCAGTTTATGCAACAGATACCGCCAGAAGCGGTGCAACAGGTTGGCCAGTTGATATCTAAGGGTGTACCTATTAGTCAAGTCATCCAAGCATTGATGCAACAGGCCCAACAACAGCAGCAATTAGCAGAACAAGCTGGTGAACAGCAAGGACAACCACCACAAGCTGCACAAGCTGCTGTAGCTAACGGACAACCGCAGCAACCACAACAGCAACCAACTCCGCAAAGCCAACAGGCTCCACAACGGCGGATGCAATAAGGAGATACCCCGATGCCGGGTGAAGATCAGGAATTCGACAACTACTTAAATGAAGTGAGTGGTGAAGATGTCACAAGTGGTGGAGATGGTATTCATCCTCCCGGTGGGCCAGAACCCATTGGGACTACAACCAACACACAGCCAAATCGTGAGGCTCCTCCCCCATCATTCAAAGAAGAACGTGTTCCCGGTCAAATACCACAAGTATCAAAGGGTGGTAAAGAACAGAAAGCAGCAGCGCCAGCTACGGGATTACGTCCTCACGTATTGGGAGGATTTGTAAACGAAGAAGGCGACATTGTTGATGACAAAGGCGCTATCATTGCACAGAAGGGAACTGTGCGTCGTGTATACGAAGAGAATGGTAGACTTAAGTCAAGGATGCAGCAATACGAGAATGAATTGAACCAACTGCGTACACATAGCAGTGAGGCCAACGTATTGAATGGTGCGCCTACTCGCCTTGGTCTAGATAACAACGATGTAGCTACGGCTCTCGATTTCGCAGCACGTGTTAAGCGTGGTGATGTCGTAGGCGTGGCTAAAGAAATGGTTGCACGTGCAGTAGCTGAAGGACGTAACGTATCAGAGATTATCGGTGACACTGTTGGTGATAGCGTGGACATGGTTGCTCTTAAGCAGATGCTTGAGAACCATCTTGGTCCTATTGGTAAAGTTCGCCAAGATACCGCACGTGAAGCAGAGATCAACGCTAAAGCTACGACAGCCTTCAATAAGTTCGTAGCAGATAACCCACATTCCGATATTCACCAATTTGAGATTGCATCCATTGCTAAAGAGAGCAATATAACGGTGCAGAAAGCGTATAACGCATTGATGGACTTTATACGTAGGAATAATCTCGATCCATCCCAACCTCTTGAACCACAAGTTCGTGAGCGGCAAGCACAACCACCTAATCAGCAACCTACGGGGCAGCGCCCTGCTAATCCTTCGTTACATAGACCCATGCCCAATGGAGCAGTAGTAAACGGTGGTAATGGAGCAGTTCCACCTGAGACGATTTACGCGGACCCTAATGATGATTGGGGTTCAATAATTAAAGCAGCACAGGCTGGCTTTAGAACAAACTAGGAGAACTTAAATGCCCTCAACACCTATTGATACGGTGCTGAATTCAGTTCTCACTCGTTCGCGTAAGAAGCTTATCATGGCTTCGATCAAATCGAATGCATTCATGGCATGGGCTTTTAGTACGAAGCGTGTGGAAACTGAAGACGGCGGTTACAACATTACCAATCCGCTGACTGTAGGACGTAACCCTAACGTTGCTTCTTACAGTTACTATGATCCGCTGCCGATTGCACAGACCAACGAATTCGATACTGTCGAATACGTTTGGTCACGTGTTGCTGGTAGCGTTATCATATCGGATCAGGAAGAAGACGAAAACACTGGTGACGCAGTGATCTTCAAGCTGCTTAAGGCCAAGATGGAAGTCTTGGAGGAAAGCATCAAGGAGAAGTTCTCGTCTTACTTGTATGGTGTCGGTGCTGGTAAAGACCCGTACGGACTTGCGATTGCTATTCCCGATGACCCAACGACTGGTATCTTCGGTACGATCAATCGTGCTACTGAAACTCAGTGGCGTACGTCATCTTATATCTTCGGTGCTGGTGGCATCACGTCATCCAACATTGAAGAAATCTTCGACGATGTGTTGATGGACTTGACACTGAAAGGTGAAAAGCCCGATCTCATCCTCGCAGGACGTGACGTATATCGTACGTATCGTGCAGCAGTACGTGATAAGCTTGTTATCAACCTTGGCGAACTCCATAACGGAAAAGGCATGGTTGACTTGGGCTTTAGCGGAATTGCCCATGATACCATTCCGATTGTGTATGACGAAGATTGCCCTGTTAACAAGGCATACTTCATTAACTCGAAGTATCTTCGCCTGCATATCCTCAAAGGCGTGAACATGAAAACCAAAGAACTCAGCGCACCTTGGGACGTTGATGCCAAGGGACGGCGTGTTGTTTGGGAAGGTCAGATGTGCTTGTGGAAGGCATATAGGACTCACGCTGTAATCTCGGGGTAACAGTCATGGCACGAGCAAACGCAATGACTAAGAGTGCTGGCCGTATGATGGCTGCACCTTCTCGTGTACAAGCTAGGCCAGCATTCATCGTAGAGAAGCTACCCGGTATGCGTGAACAGAAGGTAATCAAGATATTGCCTGATGGGAAACGTAAGGAGACGCTTGTTGAAGTAGATGCTGGCTATCTTGTTACGATTAGCAAGGGTGACAGTGTTCGTATTGGCACACTGGCTGAACTGCATCGTCTAGGTTTGGATGATGTAGTTCCAATGGTTGATGACGATGGGGAAGTTCAAGGTTATCTGGAAAACCCTGTCGCTGAATTGGAAGGAGCAAAGTAATGTCCTCAATGGGATCATTCTTTCCTCGCCGTACAAGCCAGTACGTTCCAAGTATGCAGTACAGTTCTGATGTATCTGCAACTGGCATGGGAAGCCTTGCTTTGGAGAATCCTATAGCAGCAAATGCTACTGGTATCATTGCAGCGCAATCCATTGCTACGGCAGGAAGTGTAGCAGCAGCAACGACCTTCGATCCAAACAGTATGGGCAAGTTTGGTCGAGTACTTCAGGTTAAGGCTAGTATTGCCGCAACCTCGAATGTTACCGTGAACGGCAGGGACTATCTTGGTCAAGCCCTGACTGAGAGTTTTACACTCGCTGGTACGACTCCTGTGATTGGTAAGAAGGCATTCAAGCTAATTGACAGGATCACGTTCGGAGTGACTGCCGCAGCTACTATCGATGTTGGATGGGGCAACGTACTTGGCTTGCCGTATCGTATCATCGATATGTTCAGTGAACTAGTAAGTGGTATCGAAGCTACCGCAGCGGGAACTATTCAATTGCCTGTATCCGTACAGACATCGACTAGTGGTGATCCACGTGGAACCTATACCCCTGCGGGTGCTAACATACCAGATGGAATACGTAGATATACCATCGTTGGACTTTGGGATCGTACCAATCTCCACGGTGAGCGCCAATTCTATGCTTAATCGAAACCGGACCACGCACAGGGCTATACGACCGTTGTGCGTGGTCATTCGGGGTAAATCATGGCGCAGATTAAGGAATTGCTTTATCGCGTAGAAACACGTGTAGCACTCGCTCAAGGGCTTGATGTGCAAATACACGCTGAAGAACGCATCATCGAAATCATCCGACACAAGTACAATAGTGTATTCGACCAGATGTGGTGGGATGACTATATGAACTTGGGTACGTTCCAGTTGGATGGAACTACTGGTGTTGTCGTTGAAGATTTAACCAATCTCATTCGCAGGTTCCATGACATTCATTCAGTGTTTCTAGAGAATGACGATCAACCGCTACCTGTAGCATCCAGAGCATTCAATCCAAACAACATCCGTAGACCTAGCATCATATCGAATAGTGATGTTACTAAGGTATTCAAAGTAGTACCTACTGACACTACAGGACCAGTGTACGTTTGGTATCGTACTGTATTGCCAGATAGCGTATGGACTGATGGTGCATATGAGACTGAAGTCAACATGGATGCTGAACTAATCATCACAGGTAGCTGCTATGACTTCTTGATTGATGATGGAACTAACCAAGCAGCAGCAGACAAGTTCAAAGCATTGTTCGATGGTAGGTATAAGCAGTTATCTGGATTGGAACACCATCACAACATATCCAAATCCAGCCAAGGTAGTTCAATTCCCAATGATTGGTATGTGGATAGCTGATAATGGCATTGCTCGATACAACCATACGTGATTTCGGTGGAGGGTGGAATGTCGCTGATAGCGCGATCAACCTTGAAAGCCGTTATCAACCAGTATCTGAGAACGTTCGCAGAGGATTGGATGGTAGTCTTTCTGTACGCTATGGCTTTGCTCTGTATGCTGATCTACGTATGGGTACTGTTACCCCATTTGGGCCTGTAGCTTTAAGCATGGCTACTACTTCCGGCCAACCATTCATTACAGTTACATGGGTAGGACATGGTAAGACAACTGGACAGCATATAACCATCAGTACAATAAGTGGTGGTACATTAGGTGGCATCCCAACAACTGATATCATTGGTACGCAAAGTATTATAGTTATCAGTGCCAATCTGTTCAAGTTCTGCACACGCACTACAGCTAGTTCAACTGTTGCTGAGTCACGTACCGTAACTGGTTCGTTTGATACACACGTGTTAGCTGGTGACATCATCCACATGCACTACTTCAATCGTGCATTGATTGTGTGGGATCGTAACGGTGAGATAGCTAAGGTAGACAGCAATGGTGTGGCTACTCGTATATGGAGTTACGCACATGCAGAAGCACTACAGCCGGGGTTGATTAGCACACGTGAGAGTGACTTCGTGTCATCTACCACATTCAAGTCAACGCTGATCTCATGTAATGGATACGACAAGGATAAGCCACTACAGATCAACCGTGAATTCAAGGTTGAGTACTTAGTCGATAAGGCTACTAGTAGTAACGCAGCAGTACCACGTGCTGACTATGTTATCGGTATGCATGGCTATGTGATCTTCGTTAGGTTGGATCAAGCTGGTGCTGGTGTTAGTGGTTCATTCACTGGTGATGCATTCCTAAGTATCTCAGCTAAGGGTACAGATGGTACGTTTGCTGGTGATCCCAATCCGGCTGACGCAACTCGTATCGACTTGTCCATGATAACCGATACTGTTGAGCCAGTGTTGCTAGGTTGCGGTGCATTGCGTGATAAGTTGTACGTTGGTTTCTATGATAAGGGCATGTTGGGTACGCTGTCGATCTATAGTGGTACTACCACGTTCGTTCATACACCTGACTTTGAAGACACCATCGCAGAGCATGGGTTGATTGCACACCGTACTGTTGTGTCACTAGGCAACGACATCTTTATGACTGATTACGCCGGCGTACCTAGCGTTAGCATTAGCGCACAGTCTGGTGTGTTTGTTCCTACTCGATTGAGTGACCTTATCTCACCGGCATTGTCTAAGCATCTGTCATCATTGGGTGAGGATACTCTACGTAAGAAGGCATTTGCTATCTACAACAAGTCAGAACGTGAGTACATGTTGTTCGTTCCTAAGTATGACGAAACAGTGCGTACGCTTCCACGTGATCCATTCTATTTCAACAATGGATTGAGGGAGAAGAACCTTGCTTACGTTCATCATCCAAGCCATAACCTCATTGATCGTAGCTATGTCACCATATCTGGTGCTACTGCTATTGGCTCTCTTACTGCTGCTATGATTAATGGTAAGCGTAAGATCGTAGCCATAGCAGATGACGATGCGTACATCATTCAACTAGACAATCCATTGATTGAAAGCAACATTACTAACGGTGGTGGCAGTGCTGTATCGTTAATACCTGTTAACGATGAGACAGTGTGCTATGTGTACGAATACAACAAGGACTTGAAGATACGTAGGTGGACACGTTACCGTGACTTGGACTTTGATTGTGGAGCAGTGTCACAGCGTGGTGCTATCTTCCTAGCTAAGAAGGGTCGCATCTATCAGTTTGGTACGAAGGATGCTCACTTTCATGCTGACTTCGTTAATACGTATGACAATCCATCATGGGCTGTCAGCACTGCGTATGCAGTTGGAATACGTGTTAAGGATACAACAGACAAGATCGTGTACGTATGCAATGTAGCCCATACCTCAGCAGCTACTGGTACGTTCTTCGATTATCGTGAAGCACATCCTGACTATTGGTCTGAGTATCAAGGTAAGCCTATCCTATGGGAAGCTGAAACTCCTTGGTCTGACTTTGCAAAGCGTGGTCAGGAGAAGCACCTAGTTTACGTTAGCTTTGATACGCATGGGACATCTCAGTTCGATGTATCAGTGTTCACCAACTTAATCCGTGTCGATCCTAACACGTATTTGATAACTCCAGCACGTACTATGGGCATGACTGCATACGGCAATCAGATCACTGGTCCTAACGTCAACGCGGGTATGCTAATTCCACCACGCACAATGCAGTTTACTGGTGGTGACGCTGGTGGTTGGGGAATACGTGCGGCTCCATCATGGCAGTCAGGACGTAGAACACGTGAAGATCGCGTATGGCCTATGGATGTCCGTGGTAAGTTGATTAGGTTCCGTTATAGTGGTGCATCAACTGAACCATTCACTCTTGTATCACACACCATGTACTACTTTACAGGGAGTGTTAGACGATGACTGTCGCTGGTGTAAAGCGGTTAACGCCTAACTATGGTCTAAAGATACCTGTCTTTGATACTCCGCTATGGGGTAGGTACATTGAACAGAACTTAGACGTTATTGACTCAGCTTTGTTCGCTGCGACTGGTATGTCTGGCGTTGTTGGTATTTGGACTAACAACATGCAATACCTTGCTAGTGATCGAGCAGTGGACGGTGTAGACGGCTCAATGTGGCGAGCCAATGTGACACATACGAGTCCTGCTACTGGTACGATGGCTGCTGATAGAGCGGCTAATCCCGGTAAGTGGGACTTGGTGTCTAGTTCTGCTCAGTTCGTTGGCAATTGGCAACCAGCTACGAACTACAATACCAATGAGTTCTTGGTTAGTGGCTTGCGTTATGGTGTTGTGACCCGTGAGTTCACATCTAGTAGTTCGTACAACACAGACGTAACTAATAACAACATCGTTACGCTCATCGATCTAACTGTGCCAACGGCTGACATCAATGCTGATGTTGCTGCTGCTGATGCAAGTGCCGTTGCTGCCAATGCTTCACAAGTGTTAGCAAACAAGTGGGCTACTAATCCTGAAGATGTTGTCGTGTCTGGTGGTTTGTATTCAGCTTTCCATTGGGCGCAGAAAGCGATGGATACCGTAGGTAGCCTTCTGATAGATTGGAATAACGTTACAAACAAGCCAGCTACATTCCCACCAGCCGCACACGATCACACACGTATCATCTCAGTCACACCAGACGTGGCATGGCGCATACGTGCATTGAATGATCCTGCTGGTTTCCAAACACGTATGGTGTTTAACACTAAGGCTGATGGTACTGGTACAGATGTAGCGTTGATTGATGTAGCTGGTACATTCAGCAGCTTGAGTGGTAACTACTCATTCAACGCTTACAATAGTGGTGCAACGTGGAGGCCGCTTGCTACTGGATACATAGGCATACTCGGCTTCATCAGTAGCACTGGCCTATTCACTATTTACAATACTGCTGCAAGTTATACAGCAGGTGCCAATGCTACGTTGCAATCAGCGTTGACACTCGACAAGGCAGGTAATCTTGGTGTTCTTGGCAACATCACTTCGTCGGGAAGCCTGACTGTGAGCACCACTATGACCGCTGCTGGCGCTGCTACAGCTATTGCCTTCAATGCCGGGGCGTTCTCCGCTAGTGGCCTTACATACGGTTTCACCAACGACTTCGGTGGGGCTTATACCAAGCGGCAGTCAGTCGCCGGGTCTAGCGGTCAAGTACAGGCTTACTACACAACCAGCGGAGCATGTGGTTCCATCAACCTTAGTGCCGCAACAACAGCTTTTACGACAACATCCGACGAGCGCATCAAGTCGTTTAACGGTAACTACGATCCAGCAGAGGCCATTGCCATTATTCGTGCTGATCCTGTCAGGAAATGGACATGGACTGTTGGTGAAGGTGGTGATGCTATCGGTTGGGGTGCTCAAACATCTTACTCAATCAATCCCGATCTCGCAGTGCCACCATCTAATCTTAGCAAAGACGGTGATGATCGATGGGGTATCGACTACGGCAAACGCACTCCGTACTTATGGGCAGCTTTGTCAGCAGCACTCGATAAGATTGATGCTCTTGAAGCACGAATACTTGCTCTGGAGGCACCACAGTAAAATGGCTACAGTAATTGACATTGGCAATCCTATTGTAATTGATCCACATCTCATTCCTCCACGCAGAGGCAGAGATCGTGGTGGTGGTGGTCCCCCTCCATTACTTGGTGCTGGTACTCCTGCTGGTGATTTGCTTGGTGATGAGTTGAATGGTTTAGCCGTAAGCTTCACTGGAAACTCAGCACTTGTCAGGGACACAACACCAGCATTCCAGTGGGAAGATGTATTTGCTTATGCCAATGAAGCTGCATTAACAGTTGAATGGCCAACGATTGTTGAAGGCAATAGCGATCCGAATAGTGTGTTGGTCCCCGGTGATGGTACAGTGGTACTTTACCACCCCGGTGTTTCCACTACTTACATCGCTAAATCAATAACGACAATTCCAATGGGTGTCTATCAAGTATACATAGACATCGTTGCCAAGATTGGAACAGTAGCCGCTGACACAGTAATAAACTTTGGCACTGCGGCTAACAATGGAACATATGCATCCTATAACGTAGGCGCGTTACCGGCTAATCCCGGTGTCTACCAACTGATTGGAACGGCAATCTTGATGCCAAATGCATGGGTAACATTGCGTATCCTTGCTACTTCAAAGGGTATGACATTCGGTGGCATTAAGTTAGTGCGTGTCTCTAATGCTGCTCTCACTACACCTAACAGTCTTCTGACTTATGCCACAACCAGCCCAAAGATGATGTATGGTGTTAGTGGATTGTTAACCCACGCACCACACAATTACCAAGATCAGTCAGAAGATTTAAGCACTGCTGTTTATCGACATCCTGACATGGCTACCTACACAGCAAATGCTGACATTGCACCTAACGGTACGATGACTGCTGATCTGTTCGTAGGTGGTCCTACTGGTTCGCCACGTCTTGACCAATACGATGCCCGTTATGGATTAGATGAATGGATGGTTGTCACATGGTCTTGTTATGTTAAACAACCAGCAGTCAATCCAGCACCAACAGTTAAGCCGACAAATATGGGCAATGGCGCAACTTTCACTTTTGCGACAGGCACCATAGTACCAGAAGCCGCTGCGATTGATTCTACGGCTGTGAATGTTGGCAATGGTTGGTGGCGTATAAGCATAACTGTTCTTAAGGCAAATGGGTTTGGTTATTTTGACACACGGATACCAGTGGATACATCACTGCTCATTTGGGGTTGCCAGTACAATCGTGGTTTCCTAACTGAGTACGTCTCGACCACCACTACTACACGTGCCTTCCTCCCAATTGATTACGACCCAATCTCACATGCAATACAGGGTTTGTTGACTGAAGATCAACGAGTTAATTTGGTGCTGCGTTCACAAGAGTTTGCCAATGTATTATGGATCAAAGCCGGTTCGTCCATCGAAGCTAATACAACAATGTCACCTGAAGGTGCTTTGAATGCTGATAAGATAGTTGAGTCAGCAACAATGGCACTGCATCAAATGACTCAGGCCATTACCAAAGCTGCGGCTGCTACAGTATACACTATGAGCATCTACGCCAAAGCAGCAGGACGCACTGGTTTGCGTTTCATGGTGCAGGAATCTGGTGGCCTTAATGGTGCTTATGCTGAGTTCAATGTATCAACTGGTACAGTACTCACAGCAGCATCGACATATGGCACAGGTTGGGTAGCTAACACACAGAGTATTCAATCAGTAGGCAATGGTTGGTATCGTTGCACATTGTGTTTTACATCAGGTGTTGAAACATCAGTTGTTCCTCTTATTAGGATATTGGAAACTGGTGCAGGCACACAAGGTTATACAGGTAATGGTATTGATGGCCTTTACCTTTGGGGCTTGCAGCTTGAGACATTGGCAAGCCCATCAAGTTATATAGCGACCACTGGTTCACAGGTAACACGTGCTGGTGATATAGCAACTAGTCTTTCTGGTGCACTGTTCCCACAAACAGATGGTGCTTTCACAGTTGTCTGGGAAGGACATGGCTACCCATTTGACAGCAACTTGGGAACTGGAGGATCAGGAGCAGGCGCTATAATTCTAGAAGGCAAGGTAGGGCAAGCTGCTGGTACACATTATTTCGCTATTGGCCAAGGACAAACTAGTACACGTGTAGCCCAAGTAGAGATGGGTCTAAGGCATGAAAATGTTCCAACTTCACCTGCAACGGCATTTGCTAATAACACTTTCCCTTGGAGTGTGCCTAAGCATATTGGCGCAACAGTAAATCAATCTGAAGTCGTTACTTCAACTGGCGTGACCAACACTTCAGTAGCGATTGTCCCGTCGAATACTATCCCATCAGGACCGGGTACTTTCGCTTCCTTGCGTGTATATACAACTTCTTCTGGCCCCGTGTGGCACAGGAACTTTATAGTCCTGCCACGCAAAATAACTCAGGCTGAACTAGAAGCAAAGGTGTTCTTATGATCGACTATCTCATTCGTGCTGAGGATCGTGCAGTCTGGTTGACATATGCACAAGATCAAGGCTGGATAGATCAAGATAGTGTTATCGCACCTCATGTGTTCATCGATGAGATTGGTGCTGTTGCTATAACTCCCGGTGAGTATGATGATGAAGGCATAGAGATCACAGCGCCTGTGATGGATGATTGGCATCACGTCAATCTGCGCCTGCTGTCAAGTGATGAAACATTTGGTGGTCAATTACGTAGTGCTAAAGCTGCTAACGTACGTGGTATTACTGCATTAGAAGTAGGCGTAGAACCAACACGTATTCAAGTGTTGTCACCTGCTGACATTACTACTCCTATTCGTATGTGGGCTGATGGCATGTACTTCGCAGAATTACCAGAAGCAAAGAAAACCAAACGCAAATGATCGCTATCTTAACCATCGCTGCTGTCGAGTTGATTACACTCCACATGATCGATGGTCGTATTGTACAGATCAATCCTAAACAAGTGACGCAACTGATCTCCGCACTGCCAACAACTGATAATCGTAACGCTCTGCCTGATGCAGTTCAATGCTTGATAAGGCTTACCGATGGATCATTCCTGTCAGTGGCTGAATCTTGCATTGAAGTGAACAATATGATGGTGAAGCCATGAGATACCGGCAAGCTGACTTCTGGGCGGCAGTGGCGTTCGCGACGGCAGTGGCTATTCTTGTCATTATTATGTGGGAATTGGCATGAGTTTCGACCGCGACATTTACTTTAATAACGTACGTACATCCCTGTTCGAGGGTGCATTGTCACAATCACAGGTCGATGGACAAGCTGTTATCTTAGCATTGTGGGAGTATCAAGCTGGCGGTACACCAATGACTGACCAAAGATGGTTAGCTTACATGCTAGCTACAGTGTTTCACGAAACTGCTACCAAGATGTGGCCTAATGAGGAATACGGTAGTGCCGATTACCTACAGGGAAAGGATTATTACCCATACTATGGTAGAGGGTTCGTCCACCTTACATGGGAAGATAACTACAGATATGCCTCTACTTCCCTCAGCCTTGTGGATGATCGCGACCTTGTTGCCCACCCAGAAATGGCGAGAGATAGCCTCATCGCCGGACGTATCATGTTTAGGGGAATGGCAGAAGGTTGGTTTACCGGACGCAAGTTAGGCCACTACTTCGATGAAGATACGGATGATCCAGTTAACGCAAGACAAATCATCAATGGTAACGATGATGACGACTTGATTGCTGGATATCACGACAAGTTCCTAGAAGCATTGTCTGCTTCTTATATGGAAGGACCAGTGCCATGATTAACATGCTCATTTATCTACTCATAGTAGGAGTAGTTATAGGTATCGTATGGTGGATACTAGATTGGCTACCTGTACCTGAGCCAATGAATAAGATCATCAAGGTCGTAGCTGTTGTAGTGTTTCTTCTTGTTATCGTTTACATGCTGCTTGGCTTAGTTGGCGAAGCACCAACCTTGAAGTTGAACTGACATGCCACAAGATCAAGAGTTTGCTGATATCATCAGAGCAGCCATGCAACAGGTGCGTCCAGTTAAGCCACCTCACATGACTCCTTATGTTGATCTACAGAACCAAGACGCTGAAATGAATGAGCAACTAGGTATTCCTCGTCGTCCATCATTAGAAGGTGGTACACCTATGGGTGAACCTTCTGATGATGAATTGACTGAACTGCTTCAAGATTTAATGAATGGCCATGAAGAAGGACTACCGCCGGGAGGCTTTTCTAATCCACAACAAGAACGGCGACACGAAGACCTTGAGAAATGGGCAAACGAACCACGACAGTCATTCGATTCACCCAAAGATAGACCTTATGATCCTCGTCCCGGTATGTCACCGCAACGTGGTTATCCATACCTACCGGGACGTTCTCGTATGAACCTTGATCCTGAAACGATGCCTGATAGCGAAGAACAAGATATGGCTAGAGCATTACAGGAACTTGAGGCATGGGATGAGAAACAACAAATGGAACAAGAAGAACCACGTGATCCTGAGTTGTGGCTTCAGTTATTACTAGAAGCTAAGAAACATCGGGAGCAGGAGATATGAACTGGCAACTAACCCTCCCACTGGAAACCTTAACACGTGTTAAGCCAACGCCATACACCGTGTTTGAACTCCACAACATGGACCAAGCACGTGAAATCCTACGCATGGCTAAGGAGTTTGCTGACGATTATCCCATTCCTGAGATAGTCGATGATACTGTCTTGATCGCATCATGCATGAGCCTGATTAAGGACGGAGAACGTAAGCATCTTAATGCATTCATTGCTTACCTAGAGGATAAAGCTATTGGCTTCCTCGTCGCTGACTGTATGCCAGTATGGTATAATCGTAGGATTATAGCAGAACAGCGGCTGTGGTTTGTAAGCAAACAGTTTCGCGGTTCACGTGCTGCGCCATTGCTCATCAAAGCTTACGAGGCGTGGGCTATCCGTAACGGTGCAACTCATCTCTATACCGGCACAGGCAACGAACGCTACGCCGAGCAGACTAGCAGGCTATTAGAACAGCTTGGGTTCAAGCGTGTAGGTTCAATGCATCTGAAGGAGATATGACATGCTACCGGCACACATAGCCGCTTGGGCATTGCAAAAGCGGAAGATTAATGATGATAACGAAGGAAGGGAGAGCGTTGATATGCTACGCCGCGGTAACGCTATATACCAATCCGGTGGTGGAGGCTGGCTAGCACCATCTACTGGTGGTGGTACTAACCCAATAGATGCTAAGGGTGGTGGCACTCCTGCAATGCCTAAGCCAATGGAAGAAGCAACAGCTACTGCTTGGCTTGAGGGTGAACGCAATCGCATTGCGAAAGAGAACACTGCTGCTGCTGATGCAAAGGCTGCGGAAGAAAAGCGTCTGCTTGGTGAGAATGCAGCTAACAAACAAGGCTCAGCATTCAATACAGCTAAGCAATACGGTACTACACAAGCCAATGCTCGTGGCTTTAACAGTGACTTGCTTAACAAGTATGGCGTGTTGGATATGTTCTACGGTGATCTGGAGAACCAGAAAGCTGGAATGGACCCATATGATATCACGCCTGACTTCAATACATCGACTTCATTCCTTGATGCAGTTGGCACTGGTCAGAATACATACAGGGGTGATACAACTAAGGCCATCAATGCATTAACTGGCTCTGGCTTTGAAGGTCAGATGATCGGTGACACAATGGATGACCAAATCCTTAACACCATCCTTGGTGGACAGAAGACTGGTGCTGTACAGCAGATCGAAGCTGCCCATAATCGTGGACAACTTAACGATCAAGGCTATGCTAAGGCGCTTGCTGATCTAGATACAGCTTACACCGCAGGCATGGGTCAGGCACAGACCATCGGTGGTGGAGTACTTGGTAACTACCGCACTAATCTAACCAACCTTAAGAACAATGCACTACAACAGGCTGGTGGATTGACGCTTGCTGATATCTACGACACCAATGCTTATAACACATCCATTCAGGATGCTGTCGCGAAGGCAGGATCAAGCTTGCAAGGTGATGTTACCAGTGCAATCGGTAGCCAACAGTTCTTTGATCCTACTAAGCTGATTGCAACTGCTGGTGCTGGACAGGGATACTACAATCCTAGCAATCCTGCACAGACGCAGCAGCCAACTGGTATGAACCCACTATCAACAGCATTGAGTGAAGAACAGAGACGAGCAGTACCTAATTCAACGGTGTTCTAACATGGTACTACCATTGGCACTACCAGCAATCATATCCGGTATAGGTTCCATCGCAGGAGCAGGAGCCGGTATATTCGGCGCTATCTCAGGTGCTAATGCGCAGGATGAAGCCAATCAGATGAATTGGGCTATCAACCTGTACAACCAGCGCAAGCGGGATAAAGAGCGCGAAGACTCGATGCGCTACGCGGAGCAACTGCGTGGTGAGAATAAGCTAGGTGCAACTGATGCCCAAGGTACGAGTACCAAGTACGTAGAAGGCAAAGGTTGGGTAACTACTTTAGGTGATCGACCACAAGCATTGGAAGATTACTTCTATTCACAAGAGTTACCAGAACGTCAGTCACAGTTCAGACGTAAGGCAGAGCGTAGCCGTACCAATGAGGACATGGCTGGGCAACTACTGCAAGAGTTCCAACGTATAGCTAAGGAAAATCCACAAGACATCGAGAAGATGCTGATGGCTGCTGCATCCAGTGGTATCAGTGAACAAACAGAAGCTACGTTACGTCCTGCACTCATGCAAGCGTTGCGTAGTGGTAGTGGTACAGCAGTTGAAGACGTAACCAGATCAGTTGGTAACGCTGGTATGGATGCTCGTCGCAAGGCTGGCATGGATGCAAAGCTACAATCGTTGGATTACGTAGATAGCAAGTACAATCAGCAACGTGGACAAGCGTCTGAATTGTACAGGATGTTTGCACAGATGGCTGGTCAAGATATTGGTGCATCTGTCGAACCGGGACAAGCACTTGGTCCTGCTAATGCAATGATGCAGAACTTCGCAGGTGCAGCTAACCAAAGTGGTGCTAACTCACTCAATGCCGTTGCACAAAAGGGTGGTACTATCCAGCCATATGAAGCTAACACTTCAGAAGCTAACATGTGGGGTGCTATTGGTAACATAGGTAGCGGTCTTGGTGACAGGCTTGGTTCCATCATGGACCGTAGCAGCAGCAACCAGATGCTTAGGGATTACATAACGCAAGGTGGTCAGCTTAACCTTAATCAAGGTGGGTTAATGGACTTGATGACTGAACGTGTGAGAGCCGGTGGAGGGGTTTACTAATGCCCGATGATCCGTTCCAGTGGGCGCGTGATTACTACAACATACAATCACAGCGAGCCGCACAAGAACAAGGTGATGCACAACGTTCGTTGATGGGTGTGTTCACCGCAGAGGCGCAACGACAGTTACCTTATAGCAACTTGCCTGTTGATATGGCATTGAAGGAGCAGGATTACGGACACCAGCTAGGCATAACTAGTGTTAAGGATCAGTACAGGCGTAGCCTATTGGATGAACGCGATCAGAAGAAGATAGCATCCATGCCTGCTGGTAAGCTATTCAAACTTACCACTGACTCAGCTAAGATGTTTGATGTTGATCCTGCTGCTGCACTGGCATTGTTCAGTGTGGAGAGTGAGTTCAATCCAATGGCTGTTAGTCCAACTGGTGCAACTGGTCTAGGCCAGCTAACGCAAGGTACGGCTTCACGTATGGGCGTATCCGATAGGCGTGATCCTGTACAGAATGCAACTGGTTCTATGCGATACTATCGTTACGTTGCGGATTATCTGAAACAACATGGCATTGAGCCATCACCTGCTAACGTATACATTGGTTATCAGCAAGGTGAAGGTGGTGCTGTCGCATTGTTGCGTAATCCAAATGCTAGGGCTGGTGATGTTGTCGATGCTAACAACCTACGAGTTAACAACATCGATCCTAACATGTCAGCAGGACAAGCAGCAGCTAGGATATCAGCTAAGTTCCGTCAACGGTATACTGGCTACCAAGCACAGCTAGCTAAGGCTGCTAAAGAACGTATGACACTGCCTCAGATATCAACCACAGTTGAGCAAGCTTATCCTGATGCTGAAAGCCCACTTGATGCACAAGTGGAGGCAGAGGATGCAGCAGAAGAGCGACGCATTATAGATTACGATCCAGATGAAGTTAATCAGTACAACCAAGATGCTCTAAATGGATTGACATACTAATGGCTGAACCTATTGAATGGGTAGAAATACCCACTGCTGATGCTATCAAGCAAGTCCAACGTCGGTATGGTGCTAAGACACCTAAGACGGCAGAGGACAAGGCTGCTGAGCAAACACGTGTTAACCAAGACAAGCAGTCACGTGTGCAGCGTAGCAATGAGAAGCCGTCCGTAGCACCACCGGCTGTTCAGGAATTCATTTCAGATGAAGTGAACACTGAACTCGATGCCATCGATCAGTTGTTCAAGGACGATCCAGCTAACGCAGACATAGCTAATCAGCTACGTGAGTTGACCATCACTCAAGCTAAGGAGAGACTAGATGTAGCAGGTAAAGTTAACGACTTACCAGCTAACATGGCTAGTGGTATCGCACAGATGCCGACTGACGTTCCCGGTATCGTAGATTTGGTACGTGCTGGTGGTGCTTCAGTTGCTAACAGCGTCATGCCGGATGACAAAGAAGATGGACGTCGTACATTCGGTGAACGAGTGGTTAAAGAATTCAATAAGCAGATGTTTGTGGAGGATGGTGATAAGGCTATTGCTGCTAAGGCTAAGGAGAAGTTCATCGAGATTGCGAAAGCTAACCCGAACTTGGCAGAATCCGATTTGATGTCTAGGTTCGATGAGTACCAGCGTGGTGATGAGTTTCAGGAATTCATTGTATCAAAGCTATCTCCCGGCATCAGACTAACGATGCAAGGTAATGCGTTCTGGAATGAAGTGTTTGGCTTAGACAAGCGTCCAGATCAGCAGTCAGAGACAGACGATTTGGTACAAGTTATATCACAAGCATTCATCAGTACCGCTGCATTCAAGAACCCTGTCAATGCTGTAGCCAAAGCTACGGTGCATAGGATACCGTCACGCATTGTTAAGAGTGTGATTAAGCAAGGTGTCGAAGCTGCACAGAAAGCTAGGGCTACTAAGGCTGGTAGAGTTGTAAGCACCGCTGGTGAATTGCTACTACCGGGTACGTCACCTTATACTAAAGGACGTGTTGCGGCTAACGCTGCTGTTGGTGGAGTCACCGTTGATGTAATGAGACGTATGCAAGGTATGCCTAACATCGGACAAGACGTGTTAGGTACGGGTGCGTTGACGCCTAGCATAGCAGAAGCTATGGAACCGCATCCTGAGATGCCACAAGCTGGTACACTGATGCCAGATGTTGCCAATGGTGAGCCACCACATGGACACGGTGAAAACATCGAAGCACAGATTGATGAAGAAGTTGCTTTAGGTGGGCTAACTAGTGCAGCATTCTTTGGCATACCAGCAGTTAGGCGAGCAGCGGCTCAACAAGCACGGACTGCTGCACAGGCTGCTGCACGTAATGCACAAGCGCCAACACCACCTCCACCTATCGGCCACAATTCGCAAGCTGCACAACAAGGTGTGAACGCTGCTAACGCTACGCCACCTAATGCTACGCAGTTGCGAGTAGCTGCTCAAACTGGAACTGATGCAGGACCGTCACGGCCTAAGCAACAAATAGATGCTGACCGTACAATGAAGCCAGTGCTTAGTAAGTTCACTGGTATGACGGACAGCAATGCTCCTGCTAGACAGATCGTTAACATGTTCAAGCCATTGGACGATGTTACTAGCGTGGACACCGTTGACCATCTTATGTCATCGGGTGCACACATCAAGCGCAATGAAGCTTATGCGAACTTGATGAAGCATGGTAAGCTTATCAACCATCCTGATACGGTGCCACTTGAACACATTGAGCAGAAGATCAAAGCGCTGGAGCCGGAAGACCAAGAGAAGTTCACTAAGTATATCTATGCTAAACAGGCTGATCAAGGTATACAGCAACGAACTAAAGAACTTAGAGCAGAAGCGCTTGACGCAAACAACCACTACCGAATAGCTGCGGCTAAGAATGATAGGCGAGCGGCGACGGCAGCGTTGAAGCGTTACAACAAAGCTAACGATCAGCTAACTAACATCGGTACTGATGCACCCACTAGCAGACCATCCATGCGTGGGTGGACTAAGGCTATGCGGGATCAGTACATCGCAGAGGGCAATGCTTCTCCTGCTGTAGCTGACATAGTACGTGACATCCAACGCTTCACACGTGACGTACTTGCTACAGAAGTGCAGAATGGTAGGCGTACTACTAACGACGCCATTGAGATGCTTGCCAACAATGAAGTATACGTCCCACTCAAGGAACGTGCTTATGCTGACTTGTTTGAAGGTACGAGATACGAGAAGGGAATGGTTCGTGATGCAGCAGCTAAAGGATTGATGTTCAAAGATCGTGTACTTGGTTCGTTGGACTTCAAGACTAAGGATGCCAAAGCATTCTATACACCTGACTACTCACGCAACGTGACCGAAGATAAGACTTCTGTTAATCGACCTATGCATCCTATGTATGCGTTGCGTATGTATGCACAGAACTCTATCGGTGACGTGGTTACTAACAACTCTCGCCGTGACATCATTGATAAGTTCGTGAGCCTTCCCGGCGCTGAAGGTGTAGCACTTAAGAAGTTCATGTTTAACGTTGGTAACGGTAGGCAAACACACTCCCTGTCACGTGGTCAGTTTGCTATCCCCAGCATCAGGAAGCAATTGACTGAACACAACGCCAACAATCCGAACTCACAGCTAGTGCGTGTTGTACGTGATGGCCGTTATGAGTTCTGGCAGATGGCTGATCCTGTCATGGCGAGGACTATTCAGTTCTTCCCAGCAGAAGTCGTACCTATCCTGAATCTAGCTAGAAAGCTTAAGCAGATCGGTACAACTGGATGGATGGCTCCGTGGTTTGCACCTGTCTCCATGCTACGTGATGTTACCGTAGCTAGAGTTATGAAGCCTGACCGATACTCATTAGGTATTGAGGACACGTATGGGCGCAAGCTGCTTAAGGGCCTTGGTGCATCTGAAGAATATGCCAACGCAGTCATGTCACGTGTGCCTAGCTTCACAGCTTTGCCTACTGTTATGGCAGCTATCCCGTACAAGATGACTATGGATTTGACTGAGCAGATAGCTACGAAGATTAGCAAGGACTTGCGCTTGCAGTCAGGCATATTCAATACCATCGCACAAGTATCAGGTGGTCAGGCTTACCTTCAGAACATCGGTCGATACATGCAGAAGGCATTCGATGACAGTGCCTATAAGGTTTACAAATACCAAAGTACTACGTCTGCCTCGCATCTAGTTGATGGCATGAAAGTGGTAGCTGACTACAACGTTGAGGAAGCTGGCAAGATCAGCAAAGCCTTTGGCGTAATGACTGGTACGTTTAAGTATATAGCTGCTAGTATCCAAGAGTCCACACGTGTTGCCTTCGTTACCCAGAACTTCAAGAAGGGTATGACCAAGGCGCAAGTGGATGATTTGATACACGTTAGCAACAACCTTACCGCAGACTTAACACGTGTTAGTGCTGACCCAAGGGTGCAACGGTTCCTTAGTGTCGTACCATTTGGTAACGCTGCATTGCAAGGTACACGTAACCTATGGACTGCATCGGTTCCTGCTGTTGTAGCTAAAGCAGTTAACAAAGCAGGCAAAGCGGTAGGCCATGACTTCAATATCATAGAGAAGCGATCTGATAGGTTCTGGACTGCTATCGCTACAGAAGTAGCCATGCCTGTAGTCATTAGCCTAGCAATCATTGATAATTGGGAAGGCTTCTCGGAGTTCTATTACAACCAAGTACCTGATTGGCAACGTAACAATAGCGTTGCATTGCCCAGCTACAAGGCGTTGCAGTACATGGAAGAAAACGATGGTGAGTTGCCACCATTCCATCCTGACTATGTTAACTTCATACCACTGTCACCTGAGTTCTCCATATTCAAGGCAATGATAAGTGCAGGATTACGGTCAGCAGGATTGACTGGCCCATCATCGCAGCACGTACCGTATAGTGCATGGAAAGACCTTAAGGCTGGCATGGCTTCTTACATTCCAACCATGTCACCACCACCTATTGATGTGTTGGCTGCTACTGGTGGACAGAAGTTTGATCCAACCAACATTGGTAGTGGTGATCCACTGTTCCAAGAGATACGCAACCCTGCCTTCCAAGGTGGCAATCCAGATATGATGAACTTCAACAGTGCGATACCACAAGCTGTTGAGGATATGGTTGGTGCTATCATTGGTGGAGCAGGTAACATCATTACGCAGAGTGCCGCTGTAGGTATGCAGACACTTGAGGAAACTGAGAACCTATCGTCTGCGCTATGGGATGGTGCGCGTGTTGGTTGGCAAGAGATTAAGGAGAAGGCTCCGATCATTGATATCCCTGTGTTGTATGATGCAGCTAGGCGGTACTACACCAACAATCCAGAAGGTGAGTACGTGCATGAGACTGAAGCAACACTTGAGCCTATCATGCAGCAGCATAGTGTAGAGAGTGATCGCAAGGATCGTGCTGGCCTAGCAGAAGAAATGGGTAACGCAGCACCACCTAAAGTACGTGATCCTTTCCTTAGTGCTGTGTCTACCTACGTGTATGAACAGACAAGAATGAGTGGTCCGTACAAGTCTGCTACTGATGCTTACTCAGAGATACGAGCGCAACTGGATATCCTAGAAGCTAACCGTGGTGGTGATAAGTCCAACCTCAAGTACCAGCAAGAACGTAACAAGATGATACTGGTACAACAGAACCTTAACAAGTCACGAGCCAAGGTACTGTACGGTATGGAGAAGCAACTTAATCAACTGTTCGGTCCAGAGTACGAGAAGCGGTTCGGTGAGAAGCTAACATACGAAAGCTTGTCCAACATGGTACGTGCTGACGTGACACAGCAGCGTAAGGATGCGGAGAAGTAAGATGCCTACCAATGAGTACGACCGTATCATCACTGAGTCGATTGAAGATGAGAAGTATAGGCGACAAGCTGATGATGATCGGCTACGTAAAATGAGGATGGCTGATGTAAATTCAACAGCAACACGTGACAAAAGAATGGAACGCATTGATAAGTTGTACGATTCATTAAGATATGAAGACTACGATGAGGCTGATAGATACCTTGGTATGATGAAGGATGACCCTGACTATCAGAATGAGATGCGTGGTTATTTAGATAGTCTTAAGAGTAGCCAGCAGTATGATAAGTATCGGCCTGAACCCGGTTACGTTAATCGTAGTAAGGAACCTGATCCTGAATGGCGTGATCCATCACGTGACTCACTAGGAGAAGTGATTGCTGTTACTGATCCACGTGTAGCGTTGTTCAACTTCATACGTAAGCAATTTGGAGGCCAGTGATGCCCGGTTCGATTGGTGCATTCGATACTATCATCAAGCAAGTGTTGGCTGCTCGTAAGCATGGCGATGAGGACACGTTGCACAAGCGGTTGAAGGATGCTGAACGTAGTATGGAACCAAGGAAGCATCCACAACCACAAGTGTTGATGGAGAAGGATAAGCAGGAGTACGACTATCCGTTCACACGTGACTACGATTACGTAAGGAAGCATGGTCAGCCACAGCCAGCACCTAAGACTAATGAGGATGAGGAAGTACGTCAGCGTAAGCCACAGAACATAGCTGATGAGACACCACGTGATCGTATGATTAAGAAGCAATACGATGTTGACCATTGGCAGAGGCGTGGTGAGAGGATGACAGAAGAACAGATGTGGGATCACATAGTTGGTTCAGTCATCACTAACCCCGGTAACAAGACCGTCAATCGCGGGACAACAAAAAAGGCTACCGACCGAAGCCGATAGCCTTATTGTCATACCTTCGATTTAGCTTCTCTCATTAACCTATCATAGATAGCATTTACAATTACTTTGGGATCGTTGATTTCAGTCAACGTCTCCGTAGTAAACATCTCTGTATGTGAAGTGATGTTACCATGCCAACTCACAGCAAACATCATAGTTATGTTTGTCCTATTCAAGATGCTTTCGGTTGCTTGCAACTTGATGAAGTGAAACTTCTTAGCTGCTTCCCATACTAGTTCACCAAACGTATCCATTACTTTGCTGCCTCCAACTCTATCTTCTTGAGGCTTTCCCATGAGTGATAGCCTCGTTCATTTTCATAGCTAACCTTAGTATCAGCAGGGATGATTAGTTCCCTATGCTTAATGCTACCCTTCTCCCTGTATGGGATAAGCAATGGCATCTCGGCATACTTCTTCATTATGCTAAGACACCGCTGCAATAAGTGCTTAGGTGCCAAGCATATCAGAGCATCATGGATGTTGAGCAATATTCTTGCGTTTGAAGGCCACTTTGGGTCATCATGTGAAAGATAGATTACCCGGCTAACATGATCTCCATTGGTGGACTGTGGCTTAAACGCAACGATAGACTCCAAAGCTTCTGGTGTAAGCCGTTCCAAGATCATAAATCTACGACCCATTGCATTGTAGAGGGAACGATTTGCCTTGACTTCCGTTTCTAATTCGTGCCACCATCTTTGCAGTTCAGGATTGGTCCGATGGTAGATACGGTAAGCATCAGAAGCTTCAGAGAGAGTAAGGCCCGTCGCAGCGGCAAGCCTGTCCGGTCCCATCCGGTAGTTCAGGCCGTGCCTGCAACGCTTTGCGACATACCGGATAGTTGGGATGCCGTTTGCGTCACGGTCGAAGGTGGGAACTTGATCGTACGGGATGCCAAACATTTCGGAAGCGAGCGCTCTATGAGCATCGTAGTCCCTATTGCGTCTCGCCCTCTCAAACTGCTCTATCCAGACGGGGATGTTCGCGTACCACCCGACGAGCCTAGCCTCAGCTTGCGAAAGGTCAAAATAGCCTAACGCATAACCGGGATCAGCGATGAACATGCCGTACGCACGTTCGGGTTGGTTCTGCAAGTTAGTCCCGCTACCCCATAACGTGCCACTACTAGACAGGCGTCCCGGTGCAGACTGGACGCCTGTCTGTTTGTACTCACAACGCGCACGATCATCATCATCAATCTCCATCGTTGCATAGGTAGAGTAGAACTTCTGCTCAACGATGAACTCATTGAACGTACGCAACACCTTACGCTTAGGTTCGGTAGTTGCTGGATGTGCGTACATCCGTGTACGATTGTCTAAGTCTGTACTCACACCACGACCTACTAGCCGTAGCTTACTGAATAGCAACTCACTCATGTCACGTGTTGACTTAGGGTTAGGGTTGTAGTCACCATCACCTGTTGCTTCATGCACAGCTTCGAGGAACTTGTTACGCAACGCCTGCACATCTATCTCTAACTGCTTGGCTAGTGCATCCTTATACTGAGTGTCAACTAGCACACCGCCAACAGTCATACGTATTAAGTGATGCTGCAACCTCATCACATGATCGAAGAAGAACTTGTCTAGTTTTTGGGTGCGCAACTCACTAAGCATTCCAGCAAATGCAGCATGTGTGTTGCAACAATCTTGTCCATTGTAATGCCAGTATGAATCAATATCTCCTCCCTCGCGCCATTCACTTCGTTCATTCTTATAAAAAGGTCTGGTGGTATATTGAGTAGTGATGTAGCCAAGGTTATGCGGCAGTTGTGGGTAAAGGCAGTGGTGCGCAAGCATGGTGTCGAAGTAATGAGGCCGTACGGTAATTCGATCTTTGAAAGCAAGCCAACTGGCATCGAACATTCCATTTTGGGCAATGAAGTTATTGTTGCTCGAACAAAAGAAAGCTTGCATTCGTCTCCGTAGCTTGCGTTCATCCTCCAAACTAAAGCGGTTGCTATCTCTGGTTCTCCAATTAATGCAGACAGCCTCAATGCTATTGTTGCACAGTCCAACACAAGCGGTTTCATTTGAGATGACTTCAATATCATAGGCAATTGGATGCTCCTCTTTCTCTAGTTTGTCCATCCAATCCATAGCATCACTGTAAGAAGGGTTGACATGAGTATGTACGGGGATGACTGACCATCGACCATCGATGACCTTACGTAGCTTAGCTAGATCGTATTTGAATGTGAGTTCTAACTTGGGTTCTCTGATGACTGCGGCAGGGTTGTAAGTACATATGGCTTTAATGCCAACATTATTTCCGTGTCCAGCTTCGATAAGTTTCGCGTCAAGAACACTGCCTCGCCAATCAGTAATACCTTCCCGTCCTGTAATAGCTTTGAGCGCCATGTTACCCAAGACGAGGATATAGCGGAGATTTGGGAGTTGTTGAAGTTCCCATTGAAGTAAGCTGATCCAGTTGTCCAACTCATTACGATTGATAGGGTGCCGTCTATCGTTACCAAAAGAGACTTGTCGCTTGGCAACATTAGTGATGTAGACTTCATTCCTGTGAATTCCAATGCCACGCAATGCTGCCCAGAGAGCCGTGCCACTACCGCCCACCAAAGGTTTCTTAGTTTCAACCTCTCTATCTCCCGGTGCTTCTGCGATCACCGCAACTTCCGATAAGAAGCTACCATCGCAGCCACACTGGAACTCTAAACCGTGACGTTCGATACGATCTGCAAGTTCCAGCTTCATCTGTTCAGTCGTCTGTATCTTCATGCCTTCGGCCCCTTCATTGAAGCACGTAGGCTTAACTGATCCGTGAAGATCATAGCTGATGTGGTTGCACGTGTTATCGCTGTGTAGAAGTTCTGCCTCGACTGGTTGTACACAGTGGACTTGTTCAAAACATAACACGTGTTAGCGAATTCACTACCCTGACACTTGTGAGTTGTCAGTGCATAGGCTAAGTCGATAGCCTTCAGTGGATAGACATCGATGATCGTATCTTCCTTAGCCCAATACTCATTCATGTGTGCAGGTATCTCCACAGTACGATCACCAAAGTCAACATCCACACTACCATCAGGATATATCTGAGTGACGATCCCTGTCTCACCGTTAAGCATCTGTTTAGTCTCTGGACATTCAATAAAAGAGTTAAGCACAGGATTGCCATCACGATCCCAAGCATCGAAGCGTTGAGTATAGTCTCTAAGGTCATAGGTGTTCTCCGTACACACTACCTTATCACCTAAGCCTATGGTTAGTTTGTCCTTGTCCCACTTCTGCCTTGGTAATGATAGCTTCTGTGCTGGACTAGGATTGAGTAGCAGACGCAGGACTTCATTCAATGCTTTCGTACCCACCCACGAACGTTTTGCAGGAACGATGATTTGGTTTTCGATTTGTCTGAAATCCACTCCATTAGCATAGCGTTGTGATACGTACTTTCTAAGCATATCGACTGGACGATCTGTAATTCGTACATGAAAATCACCCAAGTCGTCATTGATAGTTGGCATTCTCCCCCGTCTGATAAGATCTGCCTCTCGTAAGATGTTTGACCCTTCACCCTGTCTATAAATCGTTTCCAGATGGGTGCCGACGAACTCGTTGAGTATCTTTTGGAACGGAGTCTTGTAACGCTGGCCGTTATTAGGTCGGACAAGGTAGGGTTCAATCGGTGCCAACTGATACACGTCACCGAATGCGCGAATGCATCCCCCACGTGGGAGTGCTGCAATGAGATTGTTATGGAGTTCGTAATTGACCATTGCATATTCATCGACCAGTATCACCTGTTGATCTAATGGGTTCTTACGGCCACGCGCAGGCATCGTAGGATCAAGGGCCTTACCTTTTTCATCACGTGCGCCGGGACGATTGTACTCTAACAGTTTGTGGATTGTTGTAGCAGGAATGCCTGTGGCTTCCTTGATGCGACGAGCAGCCTTACCCGTAGGTGCTGCGAATGCAACGTTCTGCATCTTATGATAAAGGAGTTGTTCTCTAACTTGCTTGAGGATGGTGGTCTTACCTGAACCAGCAGGACCACTAACACCAACGATACGCTTTCTAATATCAGTAGCTAAATCAACAGCATGTTGCTGCTCTACATCTAATTTGATTTGTTTAACTTCAACCTTCATACCATCCTCCTGAAAAGTAAGCGGCTCCCGTACAAGGGGGACAAGTACGGGAGCCTACAAATACATGGGTCTTGCGCAGGTGAGGGGGTTAACGACGTTTACGTTTCAACTCATGCATCTGGTTCTTCATGTCACACGCAACTTGGTAAGCACACCATCTTACGAATGAGGATCGAGACATGCCAAGGAAATGACAGACTTCAAGGATTGTTTCGTTCTCATCTGTTTCAATGCGTAGTGTGATGTGAGGTCCGTGTTTGTTTACACCAGTCAACCCACGCGGATACACGCTCCGCATGGGCCGAGGGATGGTAACGGTTTCCTTCAATCGCACTACGGAAGGATCAACCGCTTTGCGCATGATAATTACTTAATCAGGAAATGCTGATACTTCTTTTCCACCTGACCAGAAGTCTGCTTAAGGACTTCGTTAGCGTCACGTGTAGCAGAATGGATTTCCAGATCACCATCCTCACCCACAGAGTAGATAAGGTATGCGTCCTTGGGTGCGCGCTGCAACTCCAGACGTGCCTCATACTTCTCCCTCTCTTCAGGTGACAGGGTGTTGACATCGATCCTGCTGCGTCTCTTACCGGCCATCTTGACTATCTCCATTTTAGGTTTACTTGCCATTGGACCCTCCTTTGGGGTACAAGTCATTGTGTCACAAGGGGTCACCAATAGCAACACATTGATGACCCCTCTATGAGAATTATTACGCTGCGGATACCTTACGCACACGCTCTTGAGGCACACCCTCGAACTCGTCGTTACTAATAGTAACGATAGCCGTCTTGCCAATCCAATCATTGACATTGATTGAGTTGCCAAGTGGTGCGCCGATTGCTTCAAGGAACTTACGCATACGGAACTTCGCTGCGCGGTCTGCTTCTGCACCTACGTAGTGGCGAACTACTTTACCATCTGCGTAGCTTTCAGCATCAGCATAGTCAGCCGGGAAATCTTCCGGCTTGATGGTGAACTGTACTTCAACACGCTGCTTACCAGAAGTCTGTGAGATACCAACGGTAGCCTGCGTAATCTGTGCAGGATAGTCGCTAGGTGGTAGTGCAGCGGGTGCCTCTGCTTGAGACAAGTCATCAGTGTAATCGATAATGCTGCTCAGTTCTTCAGCCATAGTAGCTACCTCTATTTGGGGTTTTGCGGGTCCAGTGTGACACATAACCACCCACCATACAACCCGCTACATTTGGTGGGTGGGTCTTGAAGAACTACTATAGGTAGGGATTACTTAATACGTGTTAAGCCTTCCAACGCACCCTTCATGGTATCAATAACTCTATTCAAGTCAGTGATACGTTGAGATATAGTAGTCCTTATCTCGTCTGCTTCTGCTATCTCACGCTCGAAGCCAGCAATGATACGCTGTGCGTTCACACGCATACTACGTGATGCACGATCAGTGTCTTTGTTAGTCGCAGCTTCGAGAGGCGTCATTGAAGTTACAGGTTTGGTATTACGTTCCTCTTCCATTGCTGCTTCAATGTCCTGCTCTAATCCAGCAAGCCGCATCTTAATCGGTTCTGGTTGCATTAACTTCATCCTTCATCTTGTCATACTCAGGCGTACCGGGAAGCGGAATCTTACGAAACTTGTTTAGCTTCCAGATCTCATACATCTGAGCGAGTGTCATGTTGTTTGGGTTTGTCCAATCATCAGGGTTAAACTTCCATGTGAACCTATCTCCTTTCATGGTTGTGAACATGCGTGTCTTGACGGGTGTGTAGAAGCCATTGGATGATATGATGATGTCTTTCTTCTTACCATCTTGATACATGACTATGCATTCATTGACATTGGATGGTACTTTGTAAACTAGCTGTCCACCTAGTGCGAGTGTGTGTTGATAGCTTTGGTCTTTAGCGTTAACTTTGGTTTGTTCGTGTGCGAGTAGGCATAGGTGTTTCTTCTCAGCACCAGTAATATTGAGTACAAGCCTAACCAAATGATGCATGAGATTGTTACGCGTTAGATACACTGACTGTGATGGACGTTCGATGCTAGCAGGCACAGAGTCTTTCGATGCCTTACTGATACCTGCATCAAAGGTACGATCCTCAATGGAAGATAAGCTATCAATGATAATACTATCGTATTCCTTGATAGCTGACTTGATACCAAGAGGATCAGTACCGTGGAACTGTTTAGTTATCTCATGTGTTGTTCCACTTAGATCAAACACATCCAAGTTGGGCACACCGATTACGCTAGTGTGCCCATCAGGATCAAAATTGATGAGCGCTTTACGTCCCGGCATCGTGGCTGCAAAGGTAGTCTTACCAACTCCCGGCTGGCCCCATAACAGTATACTTAGTCTAGCTATAGCATCTGTTGACTCGACACGCTCAGTCCCACCAATCTTGACTATCATTTCATTTTCCTCGTATAAATTACCTCTACTGGTTTCTGCTCCAGTAGAGGCATGTTATATACAGTGACTTCCTTGTGAGCATTCAACGCTATTAGTAACTCGTGATAGTTACAGTCAGGTTGATCCGCAATGCTAAGATCAAGCGGCTGGTGGTGTCTCTTCTCCTTCACCTTCCGCATCTTCTTCTTCTTCCAAGTTAGTATGTTCCGTTGCCTCCACTTCCTCTTCCTTAATCAACACTTCAATTACTTGGCGTATCTCATCTACGACATCATCATCGAGATCATTGGTGTCGATGATTTCTTCCAGCATTACGACTACACGTTTATTCATCTTGGACTGTCCCATATTTGTCATGGATTGGCGACCATTCGTCAATTCCCATGTCGGCTATCATTTCTACTCTATCACTCGGAGGCACTGCGCAGAAAGGGATAAACATACACGGTGAGAAGTAACGATTACAACTGATGGTGTACTTAGGTGCATGTACAACGTCATCCTTGTATTGCTCGTAGATATCAGCGGTATGCAAGAACCAATCAAACCATTCCTCTAATTGGAATGAATATCTATTCACTACAACACGTGACAACCCACCTAATGAGTAGGTCTTTGGCATTGGTAATGCTGTGCCAAGTATTATAGCTTGATCTAACTCGATGTTGAGCATCGCAGCTAATGCAATCATGTAGCCGGTGACTTGGTGCGATGTCTCGAAGCTTAGTTCCCATGCGTCGTTAAGGCGGGATGATGTCTTATTCTCGTGAAGGCGTATCTGATCCTTTGCCCTGCTGGAGTAATGTAAGCCATCAGCGCGTCCAATATAGCGATACACTCGTGAAGTTCCGCCTTCAAATCCGAAAGTGATCGTAACGTCGATTGGTATTTCAATTCCCACAAAGTCACCAATGATAATCGGTAGTTCATCACGCCAATCAAAACGATCCATGTACGCAAGACACATCTCCTCTATGTTGGTGATGCTTCTTCGTCTGTCTGTAGGGCTATCGTAAAAACCACTGTTATAAAGTGCTGCGAGGCTGAATTGGTGGGATCGTGTGCGATAATCTTCTCTAGTATTAACCGCTCCAAGCATTTCGTTAAGTCTTTCTTCACCGAAAAGATGGTATCCTGTCCTAAGAAAGACTCCTCTAATTTCATCACTGTTCGCATTGTAGAATGAGGAACCGAACTCGTTAAGACAATAGAGTCGATGTGCGGAGAAAACTTCATGTGCTGCGCCTCCTGCTTCAAGCGCCATCTTGCGACCTGTTCCAGACATTGTT